AAAAAAGTTTTTTAATGCTACATATTCAACATCTTCATTTAATTGTATATGAAATAATTCTGTAGATGGTGTATTACCAACTCTATCAACCACTTCAATAAATTTTTCAACTAATAATTGAGGCATACTTCTAGATGTACCAGCTAAATAAACAGTGTTATTTTCTACAACAAAATCAGGCAGATTAGAAAGTAATTGAATACCTTTTTGAAGAGCTTTGATTCTAGCAGCATCTGCTTTAGCTTGTTGTACATCAGCTATCACTTCTGAAGAGGATGTGATTGCTAAAATTTCTTCTACACTTGTAGCATTAGCTACAGCATGAAAATCTTCTTCAGAAGAATTTGGTTTACTAAGAATAGTACCATCATTTAACACTACAGTGAGGACACTGTTAACCATTTTCATTGAGAAATATGGTTTTACATATTTTTTCTCAGATTGACTTTCTTCTTCCAAAAGATTATCAATTCTGTTTTCAATTGCTTTAGCAATCGAGGTTTCTACTTTACTTTTAAACCATTCAAGGCTTGCTTTTTTGTTGTTCATGATATATTAATTAAATTGTTACTTGTTAAAAAAAGGGACATTTCTGTCCCTTGGGTTAATCTACTAATTCTTCTATTATTTCTTCTGTTAATACTTCTTCATTTAACTTAATATTATAATGTTTAAAATCCACTTTATGCTTATAATATTTAAACAAACTTGTTAAAACATTAACAATAGGATTGTCATCTTTATAATACCCTGTTTCTTTACAAAAAGGATTTAAGAAGTCTAATTTAGTCAATAATTCCTTAATTTCCAAAATTTCAGGGTATATATTTTGATCAAATAAATTATTTTCTGTAGCTATTTCTAACATACTGTTTATATATTCACTTGATTGATAGTGCCCACCTGAATATCCTATTTGAGCAAAATTATTAGACTTATATTCTATCAATGTATTAAGCTTTTTTGCTAATACACTTGATGTATAACCAATTTGTGTAACTCTCTCAAAAACATATTTATGTTCAGCTATTAATTTAGCTATGTAATGAGAGGTTACTAATCTTTTAAATGGTGCTGTTTTTCCTTCCATAAATTTTTGCAATGGTATTAAGTTATGTATATCAAGATCTTTAATTATATTTATTTCTCTTTGAGAAAATGTTACAAGCTCTATTTTTTGTTTTCCTATTATTCCAAATAAAGCATCGAGTTTTAAATAATCATCATGATGACAATACACTTTTAAATGCTTAGCTTTATCAAGATCTTCTAACTTATATGTTATAGGAACAAATTTACAATTTCTACCATCATTCCATTTCATTAACTCTTCAGCACGTTTACCAACAATTTCTCCTTTAAGTTTTTGTTTTCTTACACCTGAATTTCCTGTTCCAGATATACTTGGTTTAACCTTTTTTCTACTATCAATAAATTGTTGAGGAACTACAAGAGCATCTAAATCTATAAAGGATTTTTCAATAAGAGAAACAATATATTGAAACTCTTTAATAACTTCTCTCCATTGATTTTTTGGATAGTTTTTAAGATTTAAAGCATGATAGTATGTTTGTACATCATATTTAGAAATATGTCCAAGTTTCATAGGTTTAGCAAGTTTAACAAAGAAATTGTATTCAGCATACTTACATGTATCTCTTAAATAATCTTTTTTAATACCAGGAATCCTATCCTGATAAATATATACATTAGCATCACCATTACAAATATTTTGAATGTTGAATCCATATACATAGTGTTTACTCATATCATGCATTCTTTTATTTCTTAAAGAATATTTACACTGATAAATAGTATTTAACAAATGTTGTTTAAATGTTATATAAATATTTGCAAAATTTAGAAGTTTAATTCCTTCTAATTTAGGAACAGTGATAGGAATTGTACTATAGCTTAAAAATTCATCAATTTTTTCTTTTGTTTTACCATCTAAAGATATATAATGCCCATTTTTTTCAAGAAAATTTATAAAAGATTTAATATCAGCTCCTTCTTCTACACTTTCATTATATTTAGAAACAAAATAATCAGCAACTTCTGAAAGTTTAGACTTAATGATTTGTTTAGCTTCTTGTGTATATCTTAAAGCTTCTCTATTTGGTGTTGGATATATTCCATCACTTAAAGAAAATCTTAAAGCAGCAGGAAAACTAATTCTTTTTATACCAATTTTTTCAAAATCTAGAGGATAGTATACATTGTCTAAACATATGTGTAAATTATGATCTGTAGACATTTCAGAAAACTGAAAATGTTCATGTCTTGTAATAAGAAAATCATTATTAATAGATGAATCTTCTGGTACATCAAAATATACACTTTCAAAATAACAAAGTTGCTCTTTAATTTTGTTATGAAACTGCCACTTATCATTATATTTAACAGGAATAATAATTTTTACACCATTTCTCTCTGTTGTTTCTTTTTCATATAAAAGATCAATAGTGTTAGTGTCTTCTCCTTCATACATCATATATTTACGTTCCATTCCATCTTTTCTACATACAAAATAAAAACTAGATGAATAAGATAACGGGCTCTTAAATCCCAATCCCATAGCTCCGATCTCTATGTTTGATTCTCTTTTAGTAGACTTACCATATTTACTAAGAATATTTGTAACATCTTCATGATTTAATCCTGTACCAAAATCTTCTACACAAAATTCATAATTATTAGCTGTTGATGCTTTAAATGACACAATAATTGGATCATCAACACCAGCTCTTCTATGACTATCTAATGCATTACTTGCACATTCTCTAATAGCAGAGCCTATATCATCTGAATATAGGTTTTTACTTAACATCTGCATAAGAATTTGAGCACTATCTAAATCTAAAGACATGCCTATACTTTCTTTTGCTTCACCATCAATTAAAATGTTTGCTTCTTTTTGTTTTTCTAATATCATGATTATAGTTTTAAATATTATTTTCTCTTTTTACTAACCATATTGGTCTTTGGTTTAAATCTTGTGAAATTCTTACATTGTGTTCTTCAGGAGTACATATCCATGTTTTTTCTATTCTGTTAACAGGATTACCATTTCTATCAGTGTAACTATATCTTACTACTTCTTCTTGTCTTGTACTACACCTAAAATTTGCATATAAAGGTGTTTTTGTGCGCCAACTCACTTTAGTTTTACTTAATCTAGGAGCTGATAATACTTTTAAATATTTAAAGTATGATTGACAACTTATCATTATCTCATCTCCTAACTGTAAATCTTCAATTTTTATTAATGTGTTTTCCATGTTTTTAAAATATTAATTAATTAAAAAGGTACATCTAAATCTACCCATTGAATACTGTTTTGATTATTTTTTTCTATTATTCTATTTATTTTTACAAAAGTTTCTTCTGTATTCCAATCTGTATTTTTATAAGCAGCACTTGCTGGATGGCTAAGTTCAAAAACATTAGTGCTTTCAACGTATTTTTTATTTTTAGCTGCTTCTTTACCAAGAAACACAATTGGAACATCTAAAGGATTTATAACTTCTTTAAATAAATATTTAATAAAAGGTTCCCATATTTTTATATGACTACCTGCCATATTTTTTTCTGTTGTTAATGCTGTATTAAACATTAAAACACCCTGATGTGCTAAAAAACTTACATCAGGGTTTTCTATAATGTCTAAATTCATACCATTATAAAATTCTTTTTCTATAGCTCTATAAAATAGATTTAAAGATGGTTGAACTTGTCCTGTTATAGAACAGCCCATTAATAATCCATCAGCTACAGGAGCATCATTTTTAAATGTATGATAGGGGCACATACCAACTAATACCACTTTTAAATCATCTAATGATGTTTCTTTAAAACATCTCCAAACATGCATAGATATAGGAGCAATCTTTTTTCCTTTTTTTGCTTCTTGTTTTAAAAAAGCATAAATCTCATCACATTCTTTACTCTCTATAAATGGTTTGAGTTTATTATACCAACTTGGGTGAAACTGAGTTTTAAATTTGCTAAAATCCATTACACTTCAAATAATTCTAGTTGATTACTAATAGGAAGAGATATTTCTTTTTTACTAGTAATAATACTAGAAGCTTCAACAAAGAAACTATGAGCATCTATATGATTTTTCATCCACAAACTTGGGTGTACTTCTTTCATACTAAATGTAGTAAATTGATAAAGTTCCCATAAGCTGTTAGGTGCACCATAATCATATGTTGGTTTATCTAACTCTCTTTTAATGATATTCATTTGTGTAGATTCAATAAACTGTTCTTCAATCATCATACGTCCTATTAATTCTGCTTGAGCTCTTCTATTTATTTCAATAGTTTTCATAACTTCTCTTTCTTTCTGCATCTTTGTAAAAGCATCACCAGCATGTTTAATATATTCTGTAATAGCTTGTGGTGTAAATGTTTGAATTTCTCCTTGATGTTTCTTTTTAAAAGAACCATAATCACCACTTACACAACCATTAGCACATATAAATATCTTAGTACCAATAGCAAATTTTAAGCTTAATGATTTATCATAACTATTTTGCCAACCTATTTGTAACTGCATTTCACTATCAGCCACATTTTTAATACTAAATCTTCCATTAGCAACTTTTCCTTCTCTTGCTGAAGTATAAAGTTCACTATCTAAAGTAAATCCTGCTTGATGTATACTCTCAAGAGTTAAATCCATTAATTGTTCATGACTTACTGCTTTATAGCTTCTTGTAGAAGAAGGTATAACTGCATTTACTAAAATATTTTTAGTAATATTATAATTTTGTGTTTGCATAATATTTAATTTAATTTTTTATTATATTTCCATTTTTTCTTAGTAAATGTTCCATCTTTTATAGATTTATATACAGCAGCTTTTTTATCAGGAACTAAATCTATAATTTCTGAAAATTTCCCACTATATACAATTTGATTATTATAAAAACATTCAATTATCATTGGAATATTTATAGTATTTATCTCAGGAAGTTCATCATCTCCTAAGTATCTAAAAATGTATCCTTTTATTTGTTTGTATCTTTTTTTACAACAATCTTTAATTGATGAGACATTAATTTTTAATTCTCTACTTGCTTCATTTAAACTTGGCCATTCTTTAATGAAGTTACCTTCTATATCATATTGATTAATAGGTTTTGTATTTTTCTTTTTTTCTTCTGGAAATTTATATCCTAAAGAACTACCAGCAATTTCACAAGTATTATATCCTTTATTACTAAAAGGTTTAAAATGATCTAGCCATTTTTGTTCAATTTCTAAACATTGTTCAGGTAAACACTGTTCTATTATTTCAAATCTTAATCCATCTAGTCCATATTTATTTACAACTCTTTGTAAAAAAACTGAATGATGTACATTATTTTTTAAATTTTTAATATGTTCTACCCATCTTTGTTTAAATCCAATTCTCCATTTCTTTTGTGAACTGGCACTACCAATATACAATATATCTGGTTTACTAATATGGTATATTTTATACACACCTGTTGTGTGTATACTATCATAGTTAGAAGTTGTTCTAGCTAAAATAAAATTTATTGTTATATTTTTCATTTTGTAAATCTAACTAAAACATATGACATATGCAAACTTTTATGAACTCTTTTTATGGTTTATAACTTTTTGTTTGTTGAGGAATAGGTGCTCCTAACAACATTCCTTTTGCTGTATTGTAATTTTCCATTTTTATTATATTAATAATTAATAATACCTGATTTAATAATTTTCTCATACAACTCTGTTTTCTGTATAGGAAATAGTGTTGTATCTTCTATAAACTGTTTTAGATATTCTTTTCTACTTGATATATCTAAAATGTTTTCCATTTCAAGAGCTTTTTCTACTCTGTTTGATAGTTCATGTATAACTGTTGCTCCTTTTTTAAAATGATCTATTTCATCATCTGAATGTGGTGTAATAAGTTTTTTTACATATTCTTCAATATGTGGAAGAGCTGTTTTAATACATTGTTTGGCTTTATGCACAAACAAACCATTTTTGTTCATTGTTTCATACCTTTCTAATAATGCAACAGATAGTACAAGACTTTCTATTACAACATCACTAAGTTCTTCTGATGTTAGTTTCATATTGTTTTTTTGTTAAAAGTTTCATTATAATACTGTTCAGCTTGTTTACTTGCTTCCATTTCTAAAGAATATATTAATCCTAGTAAGTGTGCATTAACAATTTGTTGCTTTTCCATTTCTTTGGCTTGTTTAACTACTTGGTTATATTTTTTTAAACCAATTACTCTTGCAATTTTAGAATCATCCCATTCTAATTGTTCACATAACCATTCTACTGCTGTTTGTTTCATATTATTTGTTTTTGTATTAAATATTCTTGAATTACTTTTAATCCATGTACTTTGGCAAGATCACTCCAATCTTTCAAGCCTTCTTCTAGATATAGTTTTGGCACATTACAATATTCAAATCCAAACTTTTCAGTTATTATTTGAGAATTCTTAACACCTGTTTCATCACTATCAAAGCTTAATATTTGTCTATCAGAGTTTTCCTTTAAATACTCAACATTTTCTTCAGAAAAACATCCCACACCTTCATTTTGAACAGCACAACAACATGGAAATATTTTTTTCATCACCATATAGTCTTTTTTACTCTTATTAATGAAAGCAACATCACAATCTTTTATATCATCTAATCCATCCATCATAGTGATTGGTACATTATTAGGCATCCATTTATTCTTTTTATCAGCATGTGGACGATAAATCTTCCAATGTCCTTCATATAAATAACCAAATCTTAATTCTGTATCTTTTAAAGGAAACTTTTTCTTATTTAAATATAAAGTGTCTATTGAATATACATTGTTAGCTCTTAAATCATCAATGTCTTGATAATATTCATTCCAATAAGCTAATTCACTGTTAGTAAATTTTCTTGTCTTTACTTGAATAAAAAACTCACGTTTAGAAATAGCTGTTGGTTGTTTATAACTAGAAATAATTCTCTCATATTTTCTTGTAGAAGAAGCTGAAATAATTCCTAAATCAAAATCTCTATCAATCATTAGTAAAGCATCATTTAAATTTATATTAAACATCATCATTACAAAGTTAAAACATCCTCCTTTTTTACTAGAATCACCAAAATCTATAAATCTTAATGATCCTCCTCTATATCCAACAATAAAAGATGGATTTTTTTCTGCTCTAAAAGGTGAATAAGTAACTTCATTTATTTTCCAGTTATGTGGCATGTACATTTTATAAATATCATATTCAGATATTTTTTCTAATATACTGTCAATTGTTAAGTTTACTTTTTTTCTTCCCTGTATCATATGTAAATGTAAATTATTGTTATTAGTACCTATTTAAGGTACTTATTGCATTATATTAAATAAAAAACCTCACCATTTCTGGTGAGGCAGTTTATTAACAATCAATTCTAATTAATAATCATCACCATCATCTGATATAAAAGAATCTGATGCAACTAAGTTATCTTCTGAATTATATTCATGAAGTTCTCTAAAAGAATAATAGTCTTTACAACCATACTCACCTATAACATTTAAAACAAATTTTTCATGTGCTTTTAATTCTTTAGCTTTTTTCTTTTTAAGATTTTCTTGAACGTTTTTATCATTATAATCAATATTTCTAAAGTTTTTAATAGCATATCCGCCTAAAAATCCTTTATTATAGATTCCTTGATATTCTTTAGATTCTCCATCTTTTTCTTTAACAATTACAGTTGCTAAAGCAGTGATGGATTTACACCATTCACCACCAATTTGATCTTTAATATCTTTTACATTACCTTTCATTAGTTTTTTCCATTCTAATTGTAAAACAGTTTCTGCATCACGATAATCAAGAGATGCTAACCATGTACGTACAAAGTTATAAAAATCTTCTTCTCCTGTATATGCCACTCTAAAATCTCTTCCTGTAAGAAACCATTCTGGTAATTCATTTTCATCTTCTGCCCAAGAACAAGTGCCAATAGAATTAATATATTGTTTTTTGGTACCATCTTTGTTTTCTCTTTCTTTATCTTCTAAAAAGAAGCTCACTTTAAATTTATCATTTTCATGATTTACTCTTTGTAACCAAAAATCTACACGTAGATAATTGTTTCCATCTTTAGTTTCTCCTAAATACTCAGTAGCTTTACTGTCTTCTTTTAAATCCATTCCAAGAATGTCTTTAAACTCTTCTGTTGTTGGATTAATAGCTATTACATTTGCTTCAAATAAGCCTACACGTTTTGCAAAATCTCCTGTGTTTTCTCGTTTTTTTCCTCCGATACTCATAATTTTAAAAATTTAATTTAGTTTATAATTGTTCATCTGTTAATAGTTTTTCTTCCCAAATTTTTCTAGTTTTTTCTGGGTTAATTACATATTTATTTAATTCTTCCATAGCTTCTTTTATTGTTGAGAAAGCAAAAGATTTGCATCCTACATCAACAACACATCCTGTAGATAAAAATCTAATACCAATTGAATATTCTTTTAAAAATTCAACTCTATTAGCTTTCCATTTTCTTTCATAAGAAAGTGATTCTCTTTCAGATCGTGCTTCATCTTGCATTGGTTGTTTACAAACATCTGATGTTAAAATGTCATTCATAATTTTGGTTTTTAAATGTTAATAATAATTTTATATATCTTTATAAATACTTTCCCAATAAGTTTCTATTTCTCCTTTTTTATTCTTTTTAGAGATAATAATTTTTCCTTTTAATTTAGGACTTCTACTACCTGCTATAATACTGTCATTTTGAACATCAAAATTTAAGTGTCTTTCTTCTCCATCTGCTACAAGTTTACATAATGCTGTCACTTTAGAAGCAAATATGCTTTTTAGCTTACCTGTTAAAGAAATCTCAGATCCTACAACTTCTTCTTTACCATTATCCTTAATGTATTTATCAGCTACGTGAGCTGCATATATTCTATAAGGAGATATTTGTCTAAAAAATTCTATTTGTTGCAAAAACCACCCTCTTGTATGCATATATCCTGCACCTTCAGGAAGTGTAAGAACAGATTTCCATTCTGGATCAGTAGGTAGATATGGATCTAAAGAAGGATCTCCATTAGGTCTATTAAACTTTTTACCAATAATACTCTTTTGATAGGCTATTGTTCCACCAATTTCAGATAAATCATCTAAATCAGACAATCCATCTATTATTAAATAATCATACTTTCCAGCATTAGTTAGTAATAATTTTCTGTATTTAATAAAATTTTGAAAACTTTCCCATCTTGTAGTTTC